TCGCTCCGTTGTACACCCCCGCCTTCGGGTCTGAAACGATCTGCCCCACCGTGTAGCCGGTGCTGGTCACCCACTGCGCCCCGGCCGCCTTGTGCAGGTATGCTGTATCGAAGGTCGCCACGTTGCGCGTCGTGTCGGCAAAATAGGGATGCGCCACGGTCGGTTGGAGCACATCCACGTCATGCGGGCCTTGCGCGGTCGCGGAAGACCAGTTTCCGAAATAGCTGTTGGCGGAATTGGGACAAGTCGTGGACGTGCAAGCGCCGCTATCACACGGCACACCCCATGCCCGAATCGCATTTACGTCGGCGTAGTTGTAATCCGCCAGGCTCACGACGTTTAATAGTTCCCCCGATCCACCCGCCCCGGTTGCTTCTGTGCCAACCTTGCAGTAGCCTCCGCCGTTGCTCCAGCCCAGGTTTGATTCCATCGCGGTGATCGGCGAGATCGTGATCCCGCCTTCATTGGTCTGCTGCATCCCAAACGCACCGATAGGGGTACTGCCGACCCAGGTGTTGTGAAAGAGATTGGTCACCGTGCTCACCTGGTAAGAACTGCTTCCAAACTCCGAATTGCCGTGGCCGGTTTTGGTCGGCAGAAGGATGCTGCCTTCCAGGGTAACGTTGATGCCGGAATTGGTCGAGTTGGTGTACATTTCCCCGGAGTCGCTGGTCACATCCTCGGGCGAATCGAAGATGTTCCCGTTCAACGTCGATGCTCCATACCACTCCGTCCAATGGGGGTTGTCAACCCCCGTCCAGTCCCACAGGAGATAGTCGTTGGTCATGTTGGTATTGGGGAGGGTTTGGTACGACGTGAATCTCAGGAAGTTTCCGCTGCCAGGAAAGGGCATCGCCGTTGGTGATGCGAAATAGTCATCGGCGAAAGTCGGAACCCCCGTACCTGCAAGGGGAAGGTCGAGGGACAAATGCTGGAACGTGGCCGTACCGTCTAGGGTGCCGATGTTAAAGGACGCCGCCCCCTGAGTGTTCGTCCATGAACCATAACTAAGCAGGGTCGTCGATGGGGAGTTGTTGATCGTGAGGTATGTCTGGCCGCAGACATTGCACGTGACGTGCTGAATTGAGATGGACGCAGTGTAGCCGGGTTCTCCCGCGAAAAAGAAGCCGGAAATGCCGGAGTCTCCAATGTACGAAAAATCTGCATAGGACCAATTGATGCTTCCCAAGCCGTAGTTTCCCGATCCAATCGAGCCTCCCGGCTGGAAGATCCCAGGGAGTGCCCCGCCAGTCACGTTGCTTGTCACGGTGACGTGCGAGGCCGACGTGCCATTCATAACGATGGCGCGGGAGTTTCCGTAGCCGCCTGGATCTCCCACACGATATCGGGTCGTGGTGGGGCTTGAGGACGCCGAGCTATCGAAGACGAGATGGCTTCCGGCGTTGAAGGTCAGGAAGGGAGTGCTGCTGCCATTGGCGTACATGGCGTCTCCGCGTAGGGTGAGAGTTGAGCCGCCGTTGACGATCACCTGACCGGTATTGGTGGACGAGATCGCCGCCGTGGTGTTGATCGCCCCGCTCGCGCCGATGGTCCAGTTCTGATCCAGTGCGAGCGTTACCCCATCGGCAAGGGTCGCCGTATCGCCGTTGCCGGGGCAGAAGCTTGCGCCCGTGCATCCAGTCCCCGTCCAATGGCCGCACGATGCGGAAAGGTTGTAGCTGGCGGAAAGCCATGTCACGGCATCGTCGCTGTATTGAAATTGAAAGTTTCCTCCGGCCTCACTGTAGTAAGCATCTGAACGCGAGGTTAGCTTGATTTCGGCGATGGACACCGTATTTCCAGCCCCGAAATCATACATCCACCACTGCGGAAGTGAGGACCCGTAAGTTCCCCAATGCGTCGCCAGGTTCCCATCGATTGCGTTCGCCGCGGCGCCATCAGGAGCACTGCTAGCGGAGGCAACTCCACCAGCAATCAGGTTTGAACCGCCGACCGTTGCGTGGAACTCGATCTCCGCGACGCCCACCCAGGTATCGGGAGTTGAAGTCCAATAAATACGCCAGTAACGGTGAGGGCCAGAGGGGGTGACAGTAAAAGATTGCGGTTGCGAGGAGGACGTGAAAGACACGCCCACAAAGGAGTTATTAGGGGAGAGCGTGCAAGCCGCGGGCCACGCCGGAAGCGCCACCAGCGCGAGTAAAAGAAGCCGCCGCATCTTACATCCCTCCCTGAACACTGAAAGCTGCCGAGATAAGCTGGAAACTGTCGCCCGTTGTCAGGCCTGTGGTCGTCGGCAGGATCTTGACGCCGAGTGCATTGCCCGTCGCGCACGTGGGTGTGATGGTGCCAGTGGTCGAAACCCTGCCTCCGCCCACATTCGTGATATTGAAGGCCGTGGTCGCAGTCCAGCTCGGCGCATCCATGGCGCCGGTGCTGTCGCACGCCCAATAGAGCATGACGGACGTTGCGTGCGTGGAGTCACAAGCCGCCGGATTGCATCGGCTGATCAGTGTGTAGGTGACGTTGCTGTTGCTCACATAGCCGGTCGGCAGCGGATTGAACGGCCACCAGTAAGCGTAGTTGGCGCTGCTCCCCTGCGGAAAATCGAGTACGGAAAGCGGGTCCATCCCGCCGGCGTTCGTCGGCGTGGGCGCGTTCGTCGCCGGGAGACTAGCCGAGAATCCCGCGACTCCCGCCTGTACCAGTCCCGCGAACGTCACCGGCCAGGTGCGCGTGGATCCGCCGCCGCCTCCGCTCGCCGCCGCCCAGCACGACCCGCTGGTGGACCAGCTTAGCGTCTGCGTGTTGGTGGGCGCAAATCCCGCGCAGAATGGTCCGAGGTAGTTATTGACCACCGATCCCAGGGTCATCCCCACGTTTTGCTGATCGGTGATCGGGCCGACCGACACGCCGATGGACCCGCTTCCGGCGAGCGAAACGGTGGTGGCGCCGCTCAACCCAAACGTATTGAAAACCGCCTGCCCGTCGATGGCGAGGCCGGTCACTGCGGTGGAAGCATAAATGGCGGCCGGGTAATTTTTGTAGTAGCCTCCCGAAATGTGAACGCCGATGGCCCCCGACACATCGATGGCGTGAGCCGTGGACTGGCCGCCCGACATATCGGTTTCAAAATAGCAGTCGTGAAAGTCCGCCGCTGTCACCGCCCCCAACACAACGTCCGTCGCCCCATCGTCCTCAATAGTGCTGTTGTTGCAGGCGAACGTGTTGTTCGTGCCGCTCAGGACAACCCCCGACCCGGTGTTGTCGTAAATGATGGAATTGTCGGTCAGCAAGACCGCGAGCGCTCCGCTCAGGCTGGAGATGCCGACCCCGACGTTGTGCTCAATGGTCACGCCGCTGAATTTAACCCACGCCCACCCCCCGCTTGAGATGGTGACGGCGGCCACCGTCGTGTTCTGAACGTGTATCCGATCAAGCTCTACGGCGCCGGCGCTCACATCTATCCCAGTCGAACCGCCAGCGATGCCGACCACCCCAAAGTCCTGCAGCACCACATTTGGGCCTCCCACCGTCAGAAGGGTGCCGGGAGCTTGCATGTATAAAAGGGTTGGGAATTGCCCATCGCCGTAGAGAATGGTGTTCGTTGGGATCGTCACAGGCCCCATGTTGATATTCCCCGCTGGGATATACACACGCCTGGATGCTGTCATTGCCGCCGTGAGGGCGGCGGCGTTGGTGGCCGCGTTACAGGCGCCGCACCCGCCGAATGCGGGATCGAAGATGCTCACCAGGGCGTCCGACCGGGGAAGCGATGTCCCCCAGGCACTGCCGGTTGAGATCGGAAGGCCTGCACCGGGATAAACCATACTGCCGGACCCACACGCAGCCCAACTCCGCACGCCCGCCGTGGTCGATGTCCAACAGTAGCCGTTAGTTGAAGGGTTTCCGGCACCAGGCTCGTAATCGACGCCCGGGACCGCCATGGACGGCGCAGCAGTACCGCCGCTCACGGTGATCTTTAGCAGTCCGGTGGATAAAGCGCCAAGGTTTAGGCCATTGGCTGGCGCGTTCGTGGCCTGCGCCATGAAGTAATAGCCCAACGAATTAGCCCCGCCGCCCCCGCCGCCCCCGCCGCCGATCGCCGCCCAGTAGGACGGTGAGGTCGCGGGGTTCTCACCGAGGTTGAGCGCCTGCAGGCTCACGTACGTCGAGCCTGCGGAAACCACCGCATCCTCGCTGTTGTAGACGACGCCGGCATTCCAGGCGCCGCGGTAATCCATTTTGTTGGCGTACAGCCAGCTCGTGGAGACGAAGACCTGGTTCGGGCCGACCGTCGGGCCGGCGGGAAAAGTGAGGGCCTGGCCGTACAGCATCCGCGCGGCCAGCGCGAGAAGAATCGAGAGGCGTTTCACACCCGGTAATTCGCCCGAGAGCCGTCAGGGCAGAATTTCGATGTCGATGGCAATCGTTGCGGCGTTGCCGGTCCCGATTACGATCTGCACCGCAAACTGCAAAGGCACCGAAACCGCGGCGGAGCCGTAGCCCGCGGCGGCCGCCAGGGTTGCCCCCGTGCCGACGAATCCGGCGGCGCTTTGGCCGGGATAGAAATCGAAGACTAGCGTCCCCGCCACCGCCAGAAGATTCGCGTGGCTGAAGCCCGCAAGCGGTAGCGCCGCGCCCCCATTGGGCGGCAGCGCGCAAAGAAAAATCGAGTCCGTTCCGCCGCCCGCCGCTACCGCGCTGATCGTCACATAGAGTCGCACGCCGAGGCCGACGCGCGCCTTCTCGGTCTGCGAGGTCACCGTCCCGGCCGTCAAAGCCGTGGCCGGGTAAAAATTGCGCCGCTGCGTGCGAAAGGTCATGCGCTACCCGAGTGTGACGACGTCGTAAGAAATGGTGACGATGGCGCTAGCGCCGGTACCCGCCGCGAAGGCCGCCGTCTGGTTCGAGATGTAGATGCCCGACGCGGTCGTGCCGTCCGTCGGAACCGTGAGGCCGTTGGCCGCGCTGGCCGGGCCGAGCAGCGTGAGTGTAGTTCCCGTCCCCGCCTTGACCACGGCCGCAGGGACCGATCCCGCGTGCGTGGCCGTGCCTGCGCCATTGGCTGTGACGCCGTACTGGAACACCACGATGCCGCCGCCCGTAAAGGGCGTCGAGGTGGTGACCATTTCAAAGAGGATCTGACCGACGGCCAGGCCCGCTCCGCTCGCCGGCGCGGCGAGAATGAGAACCGGCGCCGCGTACATCGCGATCAGTTGCGCCGCGGTCAATGCCACGCGCGTAACGCGCTGGCTGGTGAGGATCGCGCCCGAAAGCAGCAGACCTCCCGCGTTATCCACGGCCGACAGAACCACGCCGCCCGTCGGCACGCCCGCCACGGCGCCGTAAGGCGCGGGCTGGCAGAATTCAAGCAGGTTGTAGCCGTAGCCCACCGGCGTGCGGATCGACATTGCCGCCTGGTACCCGCTGTCGCCGACCTGCTGGTCGGCGGCCTTGGGGTTCGCGCCGCGCGTCTCGACGACCAACGGCCCCCTGTACTTGGTGGGGGCCGAGAACTTGGGATTTGGCATGTTCGCTCCTTAGCTCGAAGGCACGCCGTACACGCCCCAAAAGGCGTTATACGAAACCGCAAACCGCTGCCAGGCGGCCGTCTTCAGCGTCCGCGTATCGAAGTCCACATCGTGGATCGTGTTGAGCGCTTCCTGCTCGTAGAAGCGCAGTTCGGTGAGGGCGACATCGCTCTCGATGAACCAGGCGTTCATGTCGGTCAGGTAATCCCAAACCGACCACGAGTCGAAGCTCGGCAGGCCGCTCCGCTTGCGGAACGGGTTGATGGCCCGGTTGGCGGTGTCGGGGGCGTCCGTGCCGCCCAACATAGTAGCGCCCACAAATTCCAGGCCGCTCGGGAAGATGGCCTGCTTGGGAGGAACGCGCTTTTTCTTGCCCGTGTGGTCGACCGTCTGGCGCATGTCCGTCAGGGCCAGGCCGATGGACGTCATGTCCGGGTCGCTCGCGTAGCTCAGCCGGTTGGTCTGCGTTCCGCCGCCCGCTCCCACCAGCGGGTGAGCTGTGTTGAACAGCGAGACGCCGTCCGGGCCGGTATCCGTGAAGCCGCCGTTGAACACCGCCGCGGCCGTCACTTCGCGCGTTTCCAGTCCGCTCTCGCCCAACTCGGAGGCGAATTTGTTCACCACGCCGTGCCGGTCATCGTCGCGCGCCAGGCGCGAAACCTTGAACCCCAGGCCGTATTGCACGGTCAGGTAGGTCTTGCGAAATGCCGGATACGGCTGGCTGTATGGCACCGCCAACGCTTCGGGCACGACCACCATCTGACCGAAGCCGGTCATTTCCGTGGTCTGCTCGATGCCGCGATTGGTCGAGCGCATCCGGAAGTAATTCGGGAACTGCGGCGGCCACCGTTTGTACCGGTCCTGCACAATCTCGTCGATCGCCGGCAGCATGCTCTCCAGATACAAATCCGGAATACTCTGTCTGATAACCATTGCCCCTCCAACCCCCTCAAAAAATGCGGCCGCCGGCTCTCAATGCCGGCGGACGCCGATTCCTACGTGCCCGCCGAACCCTGCGCCTTGGCGCTCTTCAGCAGCATGACTTCGAAAATCGCGTACGCGCCCTCGGCGTTGCCGACCTTCTGAAACAGCCGCAAAAGCCGGATGTCGCAGCCGCTAATCCCGGTCCCGACGGAAGCTCCCGTGAAGCCCATCGTGCTCTTCAGAGTTGTGGCGTTGCCCGCGCCCGTGGTGAACGGCGCGTCCTTGCCCGCATCCGCGGCATTGGTCAGCGACGTGTTATCGCTCGACTGACCGATGTAGACGGTGTCGGGCGTGTCGAACACCCAGTGAAAGCTGATGGTCGCCGGCGCGCCGTAGTTCAGGTTCGAGCCGAGCCACAGCGTAGTGCCGGGCGTCCCGTTCTGCAAGCTCGTGCAGCCTTGCACGTTGATGCCGGAATCGTGCGCCGGCGCGGAAACGGCCGCTTTCGAAACGATGTCGCCGCAGAAAAGCGCCTGCGTATGCGCCGCCACCTTGCAGTACATCTGCGGCGCCAGCGGACCCCCGGCGTCGCGCCCGATGGGCAGAAAACCGAACAGTTGATTTACGTTGGCCACGTGCGCCCCCTGCAAGCTTATTCGCCAGTTTCACGGCGATGCGCTAGCGGAGGCTGGCTCATGAAAAGCTCCCCCATGGAAGAGCTGCCCGCGGCGAAATCCTTACCATGGGAGAGCTGCTCTCTGCGGAGCTTGAAGATGATGGACTGCCCGTGTGGTATTTCGGCACGGGCGCGTTCTCGGGGCGGGCTACTCTTTCGTCCCGATCTCCACGCCCATGGCCCGCGTCTGCCCCAGGTAGCGGTCCGGATCGTCGCCGCCCACGCCGGCGCGCGCGGTGACCCTCTCTCCCGCCCTGAGCGGTGAGATGCCGGCCACGTCGATGCCTTCCGCGCTGGCGCTGCGCAGAGCGTCTTCCTGGCTCGCCTGATAGCCTTCCTCGATCCCATCGAGTTTCTCGCGCGCCAGTTCGCGCTGCCGGTCGCGGCGCTTCAACACCTGGGTGCGCGATATCTCCGCGAGCATCAGCGTGCCCGCCTTCACAACATCGCCGTTTTCCTTCACCGGCGTATAGCCGCGCCAGCCCATTCGGTCCACGCACAACTGGGTGAAGAAGCGGTACTCCATCCCTGGGCGTTCGTGGCGCCGTACGGTCTCCGCCAGCACCGCCGACCCCATCACTTCCGGATCCAGCGTGTCCGAGGCGTCGATCTCCACCGTGCGCATCGGGATCTTAAGCACCCGCGCCTTAAACGAGTCGGCAATGGCTGGGGCCCCGAATTTGTCGATCGCCAGCGCCAAGGCCTTGCGCATACGCGGGTCGGGCTCGAAGGACGCTCCCTTGGCCATGATGCCCTCGGCGTACAAGTTAGCCAGGTCCTCGCGCCCGTAGCGCTCGATGGCCTCGCGGAATGCCGGCGAGTAATCGACCAGCGGGTCGGGGCCGTAGATGATCCTGCTGATGGTGGCCTGCTCGCCGTAGCCAAACGCCCTCTTGTCGAATTCGTCGATGAACTCGGCCGCCGTGGCCGGTTCCTTCGGTTGGGGCAGATCCAGGCCGAGATCCGGCAGCACAGTGCGCGCCGCTTCGATCCGCGCCTTGCGGTCGGCCAGCACCTTCCGGTTGTAGGCTCCCGCGGGGTCCGCAATCGCCGGCTTCTTGATGATTTTCTGACTCATGAGCTACCTTCTTCCCCGGTCCAGTTTCAACCCCACGTTAACCCCCGCCTTAGCCCGCGCCACGTAGCGCGACTCGGCGCCCAACACAGTCTTGCCGTCCACCACGCTGTCCTTGATCGGAATATCGAGGGCGTCGGCCAGATTGCGGATCGCCGCATTGTCGTTCTCGGTCAGCGCGTCGTCTTCGGGACTGGGCTCCTGCATACGCGAGCCGCGCTCGCCCCCTCCCGCGGCAGCTCGCGCCGCGCGATCGGCGGCTTTCGCCGCGGCCGCCTCGGCGATCTTCTGGGCGGGAGTCTTGAGTTTGCCCGATTGCAGACCCTGTAATTCTGCCTGCTCCGCGGCCAGGCGCGAAGCCAGCCCCTCGGGCACGCCGCGCTTTTTCAACTCGCCGTAATTCACCGCGGTGGCCTTGAAGAAGTCCGAGGTGGCGTCCGCCAGATCGGGGTAATCTTTGAGCAGCTTCTGCTCGGATTGCACCTGCGAGACGCGGCTCTCGATCATGTGCTCGGCCTGCTCGGTGCTCATGAAGCCTTTGGTCTTGAGCAGCTTCAGCAAGCCCTTCTCACCGCCGGTGGTGAGCAGTTCGAGCATATCTGTCTCGGCCTCGGGCTCGGCCGCCTTCGCGGGCGCTGCCGGCGCGGCCGTCTTGGCCTTGTCGAACCAGAAGCGGGCATTGTTCTGATGCTCCGTAACGGAGCCTTTGAGCGCCGTGTTCTCGGCTTCGAGCGCGGCCAGTCTGGCGGCCGGATCCGGAGCCGCGACGACAGGGGCGGCCGGCGCGGCCGCGGGTACTTGTGGACTCATAGATGTAAAACCTCGCTTCCAAATTTGGTTCCCTTATAGAGATCGGGGGTCTTCGGCAGGAATGCTTGCGCACAGGGTGCGCAGAGCATCTGATAGATGCCGTCCTTCGCCACCACGAAAACCCGGATGGCCAGCTCGGCGTCGGGCGATTCGGCCTGCATGGTTTCCCATGTCCGGCCGCATTCCTGACACCCCTTAGGCGTCGCCCCACCCAGGAAATCGAGCGCGTGAAAGTGCCACGCCAGGCAGTCGTCGCAAATGTGTTGCCCCGACGTCATGCGGTGGACGCGGAACGGCGCGCGCTGCCTCGAGCAGTAGTTGCAGGCGACGGCGATGACGACGCCGCTCATTATGCCTGGTCGGAACAGGGCGGAGCGTCGGGGGGCGGCGCGTCCGGAGAAACAGGCATTGCCGCCGGAGAGAGCGGCAACAGCTTCGGGACCGTCGTGCACCGGGAGCTTCCGGCTATCCCTGGCGTCCAGATGGTTGGGCCAAGGTCGCTGTCATAGCGGGTGGCCAGCGCCAGCATAGTGGCGGTGCAGGGTTCCGAGGAGGCCTTCGCAGCGATTAGTACGCCAACCACTTCGGGTCCGCCGGGATAATCGGAGCGCTGGTAAACCAGGTCTCCGAGCTTCGCTTCTTGTCCGTTTGCGTAATGCATACCGGGGTCTTCGACAGTTATCGCTTGCCCGCTCGCATCTCGCCGAGCATCTGCGCCGGCAACCCCAGCGCGGCCGTGAGCGCCGCCGCCGCCCCTTGCGCCCGCCGCAGCTCTACCAGGTCGGTTTCTCGCAAGCACCGGGAGGCCGCGCGATCGCGCTCGGCGGTCACACGCGTCCACAATTTGCCGAACTCCGCGCTGGCCAGCATCTTGTCGAACAGGTCCGCCGCCACCGCGTCGGAACGGACGGGGCGAGGGTTATTCACTTTTATTCACCTACGATTCCCCGTGCAGGTCCTCCGCGTGTCCGCTGTAGATCGCCGGCCCCGTGGCCGCGGGGTTCCCCGCCGGCTCCTGGGGCGCATTGCCAAACAGGCCGTTCGGAAACGCAAGCGGTTTCCCGGCGCCTGCAAGAGCTTGGGCTGCTTGCACCGCCTGCTCGACAACGGCCTGCTGGAGCCTCTTCTGCTGCAACTGCTGGATGTGCTCGTGGTAGTGGAGCGCCATCTTCTTGACCGAGTCGGGGTCGCCCGTCGCGCCGCCTGGCGCCGCTTCGGCCGCCTTCAGGTCGCGCATGTGCCGGATCATGTGCAGCAGATCGTTATCCTGCGGATTGACGTGGATGTCTTCGCCGTGCAGCAGCTCCACCCATTCGGTCTTCGGATCCACCGAAGCGTCGGGCTTCGGCGGCTTCGGAACCATGTCCCCAAAATTGGGATCCCCCAGCGCCTCGTGCGCCTGGTTGGTGACTTCCCACAGCGCCGGCGCGTTCTGCACAATCAGCGGGTTCTGCAAATCGAGCTGGTAGCGCGCCAAGGCCTGCTGCTTCTTAGCCTCGCGCGAATACACACTGTTGGCGAACTGCAGCCGGAAATCGTAGCGCCCGTCCCGATCGTCCATGGTCAACATCGAGCCGCCGTCGTTCACCGGGAACAGGCCCGCCGCGTCCTCCTCGGTGACCCGGAAAAAGGTCTGCTCGGGCGAGAACATATATTCCAGGTCCCAGAAGTGCGCCAGTACGCCCGCCATGTCCTCTCTCAGCACCTTGGTGTCGAGCGAGATCCGGACGTTGCCCTCTTCGAGCAGCGAAACGGTTTGCCCGACCGTGCGCGGCGCGTTCGGCCGGTCGCTCTGCCTGCCCATCTGCAAATCGCCCTGGCCGGTGAGTTTCTCGCCGTAGGCCAGCACGCACTGCTCTTTCCACTGCGCGATCTCCATGTTCGCGCTGATCTTGATCTGCACGACGTCCGTCTGCGGGTTATCCAGCGGAATGAAAAGCCCTGGCTCGACCTTGAACGTGTCGGGATTGGCGCCCGACGCCGGCCGGTACCCAAACATCGGCGTCATCGCCAACTGCCCCGCTTCGGTCGCCTGGTTATGGTTGACGCGCAGTTCGTCTTCGAGATCGATGAGCAGCTCGGCCATGCCCGCCGACCAATAGCGCCCGTCTTTGAACATCGATGCTTCGACGAACGGTCGCCGGTGCTTCTTCGTGGGATACAGCTCGCGCAGGTCCTGGATGCCGATACACAGGTTCAGGTCCAGGATATAGCGCACCACGAACTCGCCGTGCGTCATCTCGCGGCGCTTGGTGTCCCACTCGCTCGCGTCGGACATGCCGCCGCGCGGGCCTTTCCGCAGCGGCCGCCACTGCCCGTACCATTCGAGCACCATCACGGACTCGCCCGAGGAGAGTGGCCGTTGGTATTGCAGCCCCTCCATCTCGTCTTTTTCGAGCTTGATTTCCTCGCCTTCCCAGGCGCGCTGCATGCCGCGCTGCGCCAGCGCGAGGATCTGATCCCAGTTCTTGGTGATGCCCTGATACCGCCCGTCCTCTTCGCCCTTGAGTAGCTTGTCGGGCGTCGTACGATACCGCCGGATCACGAAGCTGAACTCATGGAGGCTCTTGACCTCCTCCACGGGCACGATCCAATCGTCCGGCCAGAGCGGTTCGAACTCCGGCCCTTCGTAATCGACGACTTCCTCGGGCTGATAGTCGCGTTGAGGGTTCAAAACCTCGAACGTGTCGCGCTTCCACGGCGCGTAGGCGATCGAGCGGCCGAACAGTAGCTTGCGCAAAACGAACTCGCAAAAGCGGCTGGTCAGCTTCATGGAGTTGAACACCCGCCAGCTCATGTATTCGCCGATTTTCTTATCGCGCTTATAGTCGGAAGCGCCGACCGGCACGGCCACAATCTCGGCATCGTCGCCGAACAGCGCGTCCATTTCCTTGGCCCATTTGGTCAGAATGTTCCACTTGATGTAGGGGACCGGGAGGTTGCTCGCGCCCTCCTCGCCCACCGCGGGCGTGTCCACGCTCCCGAGCCAGCGGCGGAAGTAGATCGCCCAGCGCGCGATGCGGCGGTTATGATCCGACAGCGCCGCGCGGTAGTCCTGCAGCACCCGGTTGCCGATGCGCGACAGTTCCGCCTGCGGCCACTTCAACTGAAAGTCGCGCTGCGTCTTCGGTTTCGGCGCGTCGGCCTGGTCGGTCGCGGGAGGCGGGGCCGGCGGTGAGGCCGGCAAAGGCGTGTTGGGAGCCACACCGGTTTATTCGCCGGTTCCCGGCTTCACACCGCCCGCGCCCTCTGCGCGCGGATTGTGATCTCGTAGTGCTTCTCGGCGAACGGCGCGAGCAGGCTCCCGGTTACCGCGTACAGCCGCGCGCAGACGGCGCAGCCGTCGCGCCCCGGCTGGCACGTCTCACGATGTAACAGCAGGTCGTCGAGTTGCTCATGCAGGACCGTCGGCAGCGGC